AGTGTGTGTTAAATATTCACTGCTAGCAGTATGCTTAGTACCTGTCATTAACCTACCATTATGCTTATGAGTCTTACCTGTATACAATCTACCATCTTTTCTATAATGCTTAACACCCTTCATTATTTCTTCCTCTTTTTACCACTGGCTGTTGTTGACCACTTAACTCTTTTAGGGCCAGTTTTTTTCTTAGCTTCAGCTTTAGTTATCTTTGATGCAACTTTCTTAGGTCTACAAGCAGGGTAAGCTCTTTTTGAACCTGACTTACGACCACAAGGTTTACCAGTTTTAACATCAACCCACTTCTCACCAAACCACTTACCTAATCCACCCTTTTTAGATTTACTTTTTGCTGGCATTTTTCTTTTTCACCTTATTGTTACCACCTTTCCAAGTACCACCTTTACCCTTGTACCATTTAGCAGCCCAAGCATTAGCGTATGCTGATGGATAAACCTTAAACTTTTTCTTAGCCTCGCTCTTAGCTCGTGACCACAGAGCTGGCTTTGTAGGTGTTGCTTTAGCCATACTAACTCCTTACCATTTAGTTTTGTTAGCCCAGTAAGCTGCTGACATTTTACCTTTTGCTATATTTTTACCATGTCTAGCTTTAAATGATTTGCGTTTAGCTTTCATTCTAGCAGACTCACCAGCTTTAGGTTTACCAGCAGTCTTAGCACCTTGTTCACCAAACCTAATAGTTTTAACTTTATCACCTTCTTTAGCTACAACTACATGAGATTTTTTAGGGTGGTTAGGTGTACGCTTTGGTTTATTATAACCTGATACACCTATTCGTTTGAGTACAGAATCTTTAGGCATTTTATTCTTGTCCTTGATTAAAATTGTTTATTGAATTTATACCATAAGCAGTGTAAATAGGAAGTACCTTATTTTTTAAAAGGTCAATATCTTTTTTATTAAGATTTTTTTTCAATAATATTTTTAACAATTCATCATCTGAAACAGCTTTAACAAGTAATTCTTTTACATTTTTATCTGTAAGTTGATCTGTAAATTGTCTTGAAATTTTTGCAAGACCTGATTGAACTACAATACTGCCAGATTTAACAGATTGTGTTATACCAAGTTTTCCTAAAAAATCTATAAGTAAATTTCTATTAACTGGTAAAGGTGTAGCTTTTGCACTTTCACTAGCAGTTAGAGTTGATATTTCTTTAAAAATAATTTGTAAATTTCTCCAATCTTTTTTTGTGTAAAATTTTTCTAAAAGAGGTCGCATTTGTTTTTTTACAACAGTAACTAATTTAGCCTTGCTTAATTGTTGTTCTATATCAGGATTACTTTTACTTGTTATTAACACACGATCTAAAATGTATTCTCCAATAGAATTTTTCATAGCTTTCATAGCTTCTGGATCTTTTCTTATTTTTATAAAAAGTTTATTAGTAACACTTTTTGGATCTACAGATTTTAATACTGTTTCAATAATTTGACTACCATTCATTTCACTATTTGTAAGTTTTTGTAATATAGAACTGTTTACAACATTTTTTCTTGCTTCTAAATTTGCTATTCTTGTAGATTCTTTATTAATACCATCAGCAGCAATTTTAACAGCGTTATTTAACTCTGGAAGTTTTTTTAAGGCTTGCCTATTGTCTATTAAAAACTTTTGCAAACTTGTAACATCACTAACTGTTTCTGAAAATTTATTGGCAAGAAATTGAGAAGTTGTTTTTAATAAATTAGATTTTGAAGGGGTGGTGTTGTTTACATAGTTTAATAAACTGTCAAGTTCTTTTAACTCTCTAATACCAACAGCTTGAGTAACCTCAGTGTTGCCTAATAAACTTTGTAAAGTTCCTTCAGGAGGAACATTATCTCCAGTTTTAGAACTACGAATAGTTTTTCCAATAGTTCCTTGTTCAAAAACCTCATGAAATTTTTTAGTAAAGTTTTTAGCAGTATCATAAGAACCACGAACATCTTCGTCAAGATAAATTGGGTTGTCTAAAGCATTAATTAATGCTGTTTGTATTTCGTTTAAATTTTTAATTGACAATGTTTTAAAAGCTGTTCCTGATTGTTGTTGTCTAATATCAGAATTTACATTAGACCTAAAACTCATTAACTCTCTTGCAGATTCTTGTTCTGACAAAAAAGGTTTGTTTTTAAAAGTTTCTTTTCCAATTTTCCAACCATCAGCAGTATTACTAATTTTTTTACCTAAAATAAATTCAAGCTCTTTTACTGGTAATCTAGTGCTTTTATCTGCACTAGCTATTATGTCTAAAGCAGTTTGTTTTACTTGGTTAGTATCGACTTGAATATCATCTTGAATAGCAGACCACAATTTTCTTTCTTGGTTTTTTATATCAATAAAAGACTTGTCTATTTCAGAACGAATAGTTTTTGATAAAATAAGGGGGTCTTTATTTGATATAGAAATAATATTTTTTATGTTTAAATATGCAGAGTTTATTCTATCATCTATTTGATTTAGTAAATCTTCTTTTTTGTTTACTAAAAAAGTATTAAGACCTTTTCTATTTATATTTCCATCTGGAAGAACTATTTTTTCAAACTCTTCTTTAAGTGATATTTGTGCTTGTCTAAACCTATCTTGAAAATTTGATGCTAGTTCTTTGTTATCTAGTGCCAAACTTCTCTCTAACTCCATAATCATTGGGTCGTTTGTTTTTTGTGCTGCTGTTAAATTTTTTGAAGCAGACATTTCATCTAAACTGGATAATGCTCTGTTTGGATTTGCTGTTAAAGTTTTTAAAATTGCAGCAGCACTTTTTTGAGTAGATTCTGTGTAACCAATTTTTTGTAACTGTTTAGGGTTTTTTCTATAATAAGGAATTCCCCCTCCAACCAAAGTTCCTACAAATTCTCCAAAATCACCTCCGTATTTAGAACCAACTTCTCCAAGAGTGGCAGCCGAAGCACCAGCAGCAGTTTCTTTATAAAGTGGATTTTTAGAAACCTGTTTCATAATACCAAGAATAACACTATCACTACCTATAAAATGTCTGTGAGCTTGGTTAGTAACATAGTCTACTCCTTTTTTTACCCCAGAAGTTAAACCTACACCTAAACCAGAATATTGACCAGCTTTTTGATAAAAATCAGCAGCTTCTGGCTCAGAAAACTTGTCTTGTACTGTATCTTTTAGTTTTGGAAGTTTTATATTACTTATTCCTAAAGTATCTGTTCCTGTAAGAGATTTATCAGCACGACCAGTTAGTTGCAAAATTGCCTCTAGTGGCTCTGTTGCTACAAAATCAAAAGTTCCAGCAGCTATCTGATTAACCCCTTGCATAAAATCAAGACCTTGATTTATAATAGATTGGATAGGTCTACCAGGAAAGTTTGTTTTAGAATCTCTTGGTGTAGATCTTTGCATATCTTCTGAATAATATTCAGGAATATCTTCTGGGTTAAAAACTCCTGGTACAACTTGTTGTTTATTATTTATAAGTTGATTACTAGAATTATCATTTCCTACTAATGAAATTAAACTTTCTAATGAATTATTTTTATTAATAGGGTCATCATTTCCTACTGATGAAATTAAACTTTCTAAAGCAGAGTTTTTATCCATTATTTTTTAGAACCTTTTTTATTTGTTTTACTTTTCCAACCCATAATTAATCCTTTTCTGTCAAAATCAGCTAAAACTTCTCTTACTGTTTTGCCTTTTTCTTTAGAAATTGTTTTTAAAGTTTCAAAAGTATATTCGTTAGCCCCATCAGCTGTGTCTATTGTAAAAGTTTCTGGTCTACCACCTTGCCAATATTTATGTAAATCTCTACCATCATTAATTACTTCAAAATTACCATCACTTAATGTTTTAAATCTAGGCAAATCGTTTACATAGTATCCAAAATCCCTATCTGAGTTAGTTAAACTAGCAAATTTTTCTTTACCACCTTCACCAACTTGATTAAAACGCTCATTATAAAAGTCAGAGTTTTCTTGAGTATTTAATGCACTTAGTTTTGATACGTTTGCTATAAACTTGTTAGCCTCTCTTGTGTTTTTTAAAGATACTGCGTTTTTTAGTGAAAGTTTTAAATCAGCATCACTAAAACTTCTTCCTTGAGCTTCTACATAAGGTTTTAAATATTCTGTTGTAAAAGCATTAAGGGTTGATTCATCTTTTATATTTAAAAATTTATTATTATCTATATTAATTCCAGCTTCTGCTAAAACAGTGCCAAGAAAACCTTTAAATTGTGCAATAGTTTCTGCACCAACACCACTGTTTACATTAGTGTTTTCTAAAAATTCAAGGGAAGTTTCTGCCAAACTTAAAGTTTTTCTAGCTGTAGATGCTTCATTAGCTTTTTGTACTTGAGTTGCAACGTCTTTTTCTGCACGAGTTTTAAAAAATTCGTCAGCATATCTGTTTTTATTAGCATCTCCTGTATTAATAGTGGTATTATTAACACTAGTGCTAAAAGGTTCAAAAGTAAGTCCAGAAGTGCTTATATCTACTATTTCACCGCTTTTAGGATCAACGCTAAATAATCTCCCACCTTTTGTAAACGCAGGGTATGGTTTACCATTTACTACTACAGAACCATCTTTTTTGGTTGATTGCTCTTGAGTAAGTGCAGCTTGTAAATCTTTAAGAGGAATATTTGGATCGTTTTTTACTAATCCTTTAACAACTGATGAGTTAGAACTTTCAGCAAATTGTTGATTTCTTGCTACATCTTCAGATGCTTCTTGAATTTGTTTTTGTTCTTCTTCAATTTGTTTTTCTTGCTTTTGAGCTTGATTAAAAAGAGAAATAGAAGTTTTCATATCACCGCGTTGCCTAAATAAATCAGACAACGCATAGCCAAATCTTGGATCACTGGGTTCGTATTGACTTCTAATTTGTTCAACAGCTAATTGGTCAGCTTTAGCTTGATCCATCTCAGGATCACCAAATATTTTTTTACTAAATTTATCACCAAGTTTTGTACCAAGTTGAGTACCAAAAGCACCAAGTGCATCATAATTACCATCTTTTTGTCGTTGGTTTAGTATAGCTTGTATATTAGCTTGTTTTTTTGCTTCTCTGTCTTTTTCAATTTGCTGTATACCACCACCAAAAACTGTGTCCATTAAACTCATTATTTAACCCTCGAATAATCTACTTGTAAATAACCATCTGGGTGCATACTAACTGCTTCTGGGAACAGTTTCATTGCTTCTTGAGCTATTACACCAAGAGTAGGGTGATTACCAACAAGGTGTTTAAACTCTTCTTTCCAATCCCAAGTGTAAGTAGCTAAACCACTAGGAAGTTGACCAACTTTTTTAATATTAGTTTTAAGTTTTTTATCACTACCAAACATAAAATAAAGTTTTGCTGCATCTATCAAATAATCTTCAGTTTTTTTACTACCACCACCCATACCTCCACCACTAAAGACTCCTAAAATATCACCAAAATTACCACCGCCACCACCACTACCAGATCCTCCACCAGACCCTCCAAAACTACTTAAAAAACCACTTCCTCCACCACTGCCACCATCACCGCCAAGAAAACTTAAACTGTTTGCATAATCAGAGTAAGTGCTTTGTCCTGTTAAACCACTAGAATTAGGGTTTTGCCCTGTTGGATTATTACCTCCTTTAAACAACAAATCTGTTATGCCTCCAGCAGCACCTTCTCCAAAAGAAGATCCAAATGCTTCAAACAAACCACCACTATTTGGTGTTTCTCTAGTACCTGCTGTTGCTAGTTGTGCACCAGCAGTAGCAGAATCTCCATAAGCTCCTGACCTACTTTTTTCTAAAGCAGCACCTTGATTAACTAATGCTTGTTCCATTTGAGCAACACTATCAAATGCTCCTAAAGAACCTGTATAACCAGCAAGCAAATTAGCAAGTTGTTGTTGTTTTTGTGCCTCGTTAGCACCAAAACTTTGAAAAGCCTGGTTAAACTCTTGTTGTTGTTCGCCTTGTGCTTGTTTACGAGCAGCAGAAGAAAGCTCTGCTAAAGCTCTTGATTGCGCTCTACCTAAGCCATAAGCATCTGGTTGAACCATACCAACATTACCAGCACCTGCTGTTTCACCTGATAATTGCAACCCTAACCTACCACTACCAAAAACATTGTTAGCTAGTTGTTGGTTTTGTAAATCAAACTCAGGTTGAAGCAAAGCTGATTGTGTTTTAAATATATCAGCAGCTTTATCTTCTGCACTACCAACACCTCCAAACAAAGACATAGGTCGTTGAGTATTGTTTAAAAATCTTTCTAAATAAGGTTGCGATCTATTTAAACCAGCTTCACCCAAATCAATTAGTCTTGGATCTAATGTAGAACTAAAATTAAATTTATTACCACTAGGTGTACCAGTAGTAGTACCTACTTGGCTTGTATAAGTGTAAGGTTGAAACTGTACAGGTGTGTATGGTGATGCTGGTTTAGCTTTTGTACCACCTCCACCTCCTGTTATACTACTTAATGCCTTACCCATTATTATTTACTCCTTTAACAAAGATTGTTCTGTCGTTACCTTCAAAGTCTTTTATAACTCCAACATATTTGAATCCGTACATATCTAAAAACTTCCTGTGTTTGTTATCATTATCTATCTGTGCTGCAAAAATAGGTCTGTTGTATTTTTTTAATAAAAAATCTAAATGTATTTCCATTTTCTTTCTTGTACTCTTTAACCACTTATATACATCACAGTGAATAAATAACAAATTGTTGTATTCTTCTAAGTACAAAGTAAAAGTTTTATCCTTTACTACAGGAACTTTATCCATACTACGCAGTACGCTTCCACATATATACAGCAATAAATGGTTGATAGTTAGCGTTAGTAGTAGTGCCATTAGTTACTGAGTGAGTGTGTGTGTCAGATGTACTTGCATTATTAGTAAATTGTAATCCAAAACCACCAGAAATACTTAAAATATCTGCATTTACAGCACCTGATTCTCCTGTTTCTGGTACGGCTACAGGGCCAGCAGAATTAGAAGTTTCTGTTGTACGAACACTTGACAAATTACCTTGTCTAGTTTGTGCTGCTGTAAGTGCTGTAGCACCAGTAGTTGTATTAACAGCAGGAGAGTCAGCACTACCACCTGTTTCATTAACTGCATCAAACAGTGTATTACCACTATCAACACCAACCATAACACGACCAGCACCATATGCTTCCCATGTACCAAATCCTAATAGTGTAGCTGGGTTAGTAGAAACACCCGCTTGTGTATAAATAGTTCCTACAGGAAACAAAGCTGCTTTAGCTGTTGCAATAGCTGTAGTAATAGCACTTGTTACATAAGCTGTTGTAGGTATTTGTGTATTATTTGTAGAAGCACTTGGTGTAGGTGCTGCTGGTGTACCAGTTAAGGTTGGACTATTAATATCAGCTTTAGTGTTAACTGCTGTTTGAATAGCACTAAACTCATCATTAATTTCAGTACCTTTTACAATCTTATTAGCGTTACCTGTACTAAGGGCATCTTTGGCTGCAAAGTCTGTTGTTTTTGAATAATTACTCATTTATATAATCCTACCTAATTTTCCATAAATATCTACTTTTTGTATACTCAAAGAACCACCATCAATTTTTGATTCTATACCTAATTGAAAGATGCTTCCCGAACCTGATACAGATGAATCTAATCTGTCTAATGATATACCTGCTTGATACTGTGCTACATTTGTTGCATTTGCTCCGTACTCTGCTATTCCGTATTCTGACACTGGTATATCTTTTATTGTAAACGGAAACGAGAAGTAACTTGTTACATAATCAAAACCAGCTTTTAAATTAAATGGTTGTGCAGTAGAACCAATAACAGTAACAGCAGCCCGTTTTAATAACTTGTTTCTATTTGGTTCATTTAAATCAAAGTGGTTAGTAAAGTAACTCATAGTGTAAGGAACAGAGTTATCCGTAAACCCACCATACTCTGCTATGCCATTAGCTTGTGTAACATACATTTCTTTAGTTGTTTTATCGTAAACAAAATCAGTGTGGTCTAAGTTGTTCCAAGTTGTTACTCTATAAGCACCATCTTCTAGTGGTCTACGAGTATCAAATACATAAATAGTTTTTGCTTCTGGTAAAAATATTAAGTAAAACGCTTTCTCAGGAAAGTAACAAGACTTAATTAAACTAAAGTTAGATTCTCTATTTACAATACTTAAAAAAGAATCTCTTATGTTTTTAGATAAGTCATTTAACTTAGCTGACTTTTCTTGTATTGTTCTACCTAAACTTCTTAATCCTGTAGCAGATAAAAATAAAATATCTGCACCTGTGTTTTGTATTGTATCTCTAGTAATACAACCTACACCTTCTAATACTTCTACTAAGGTTAGAGTGTTTACATCAAAGCTACCTTGAAAACTATCGTTATCTTTAAATATAATAATATTGTTCTTACAAAATATAATTAAATAACCATTGTGGCTACCAAGCCCTGTAATGACATCTGAGCCTTTTGGAAGCACACCTGCTATGTTGATACTACCAGCACTACCACTACCCCATTTAGTACCTTCTAGGAGGTCTGAGAAGAATACAGTAGTCTTGTTAGTGGCAGTGTCTGCTGCCCATAATCTACCATACGCACTCATTACTATGTTTGCACTAGGTACACTACCTGTATAATCAGCGTGTTGGTCTATGCTTTTAAACTCATTAGCAGTAGATTCATTGGTGTAGTACAAAGGCTTATAACCTGATTGAAAGAAATAAGCTCTATCATTTAAGGTTACACACTGCCAGTTACCTGCTGATATAGTATCAGTTGTAGTAGGTGTTATTGTAGTAAGTGTACTAAAACCTTTTTTAAATGTAGTAGCGTTCCAAGATATAAAAGTATTAACACCAGCTACATCTAAGAAGGGGTGCATACCTAGTAGGTTAATACCATCACTACCTGTTGTACGATAAAACCAACCTTCTCTTGCACCTAGTCTACCAAATTCATCAATAACACAGTTGTTTGCATCAAGAGCAAAGCTAGGGTCATTAGACAAACTAGACTCTTGGGTATTTAAACCTAAAAATGCTGGTGCTACTAATGATGCTGTTACTAATTCTTTTGCCATATTAGTTTGTACTCACAATAAATGGTACTTCTTCAACTGTAAGGATACAAGAAACTCCTGTACCACCTGCACATGAACCTTTAATTTTATAACCTGCCTCTAGCATTACATAACCACCATTCATTTGTAATTCTATAAAGTCACCAGAGCTTAAACTCTTATCACCTAGCACTGTTATCTCTGTAGAATCAAAGTTAATAGTTACATTTGTATCACTTCTAGTAGAACCTGCACTGTTAGATACAAAAATAAGAACTAACTTTGCTCTCATATTATTAGGTACTGTATATAAATCTGCTGCTGATGATGCTAGTGATTCTACAAAGACTGTTCTAGCTTTCATACCACACTAGCTCCTCTGGGTGTTTGTTACCATCTAAAGTTACTGCATCTTGTA